GATGGGGGCAATTAATATTGGCCTATCCAAGGCCGACACCCCCTTCTTTTGCATGATGAATGATGATGTGTTATTCCTTCCCGATTCTAAAGATTTTTGGAGGACATTGACTCGTCATTTTAATAGACCGGAAGTGGGAGCAGTTGGACCGTGTTCTAATTTCGTATCGGGTAATCAGAATCTATTCAATATTAATCTTCCTGTTGAACTGGAGACAAGTTTATTGATTGGATTTTGTATGCTTGTTCGCACTGAGCTACTAAAAGAAATAGGAGGCTTAGATGAGTCCTTGCCGGGAGGCGATGACTTGGATTCTTCTATTCGCATTCAAGATAAAGGCTATGTATTAGTAGCTGATAGGTCGGCCTATCTGCACCATATAGGACAGCAGACAGGCCAGAGGGTACACCAAGAGTATTGGGATTCCAAAGAGCATCAAGAAGTTACGAATAATGCTATTATTCGTAAGCATGGTGTGAAAAAGTGGTATACATGCTTTCAAATGGGGTGGCAACCATATGCAGCTACTAGTGGAAAAATAGAAAATGGGTTGCGCGAAGAAGAATGGCTCAACAGCCATCTTGAGTCATTGGAAGGTAAGAAGGGACTTAACTTAGGGTGTGGTCATAAAGGAAATCTGTATAACGCTTTTGGAATTGATGCTGCCAAGGCTGGAGAGAGAGGGGCAGGAGGGCGCAAATATGAGGAAGCTAACCCAGATACAACTGCGGATGCTTCTTCTTTGCCTATTCAAAATGACAGTATAGATTATATCATGGCACCTCATCTTCTTGAGCATCTGGTAGATCCCTATAAGGCTCTTAATGAGTGGAAGAGAGTATTGCGTCCTGCTGGAACCCTATTATTGACGATGCCCAATCACGAATATCTTCCTACTATGTTGATCGACTACACGCATGTCCATGCGTATACGCCCAATTCAGCAAANCTGCTACTGGAATCACAGGATTTTTGGGTAGAGGAGATAGTCGAAAACATACACGGGACAATTGCTTTAAAATGCCGAACCTTAAAGACCTCTGAAGAAGAGGTGCTGGCATGAGTAATGCAAGAATATCGTTTGTTTATAATAGCGATATACGAAATAACGGCACTGCTACATTGGCCTATAATTCTGTAAGGCATCAGTTAGGATGGGGAGACAAGGTTGATAGATGGAGGCCAGAAGGCGAGCTTCCAGAAAAAGAATTATATATTTATGTAGATGATGGTCGAGATGATTTGACATGGGAATGTCCCAGCCCATCGGCCTATTGGGCGGTAGATACGCATCTTGGATATGATTATCGGCTTTGGAAAGCCAAGCAATTTGATAAAGTTTATTGCGCCCAGAAAGAGGGTGTAGCTAAGATGAGGAAAGATGGAGTAAAGGAGGTCTATTGGTTGCCGCTAGCTTGCAATCCTATGGCTCATCCTAACCTCTCTGAGATGCTAGTTCATAAGAATAAGGATGACCATACTTGGGGCAAGGGGTTGGACAAGCAATATGATATCTCTTTCGTAGGATTTTTGAATGAAGGGGATGGGACAGATGCGTCTAACAATAGGATAGAGTGGCTGGATCATGCCTTTAAACACTTTCCAAATTCTTGGCTTGCATGGCAGTGCTTTTTTGAGGATATGGCAGTGCGGATAATTCGGGGTAGGTTCGGATTTAATATCAGCATCCGCAATGATTTGAACATGAGATTCTTTGAGATCCTATCTACGGGAACGTGCTTGCTGACAAACACAAATGTAGAAGGGATAGATGATCTAGGGTTTGAAGATGAACAACATTTTGTAGGATACAAGAGCAAGGAAGAGCTTGTTGCTAAGGCAAAATATTATTTGGACAACCCAATGGAGCGAGAGAAGATAGCACAAGCAGGGCATGAGAAAGTTCGTACAGGACACACCTATCACAAGAGGATGCAGCGTATTCTTGATGATTTTGAGATCGCAGCATAGTATTGGGGGTGGGCTGGTAAGTTTGGGCTTAACTCTTAATCCTTGAGGGTCTTATTGGTCCATCCCCCTTTTAACGGAGAAAACAATGGAATCTTATTGGAGTGCAACTAAGGCAGGTACTGATTCTGGAGCGACTGCGACTAAAGCGGCTCAAGATAATAGAATATATATTGTCACTGCTATTTCTGGTCATGGCGATGCGGATTCTATTATAACCGTCAAGAATGGAACTACTATTATTTGGGAAAGCAAGATAGATGTAAGTGTAGAAGGAACCTCATTCCATTTTGCAGGATTGAATTTGTCCTGTAGTATGGGCAATAAGGCTGAAGGAGCTTTAGCTTCTTCAAGCTCTGACTGTCAGATCACCATTAGTGGCATATAACAAAGGAGCATGTCATGCTGAGTCCCTCGACTAAGCCCGCTGTCAGTATTGATAATACGTTAACTAAAAAGTTGGAAGACGATGTACGTGCAGGTCGTGCCAGCTTGGATGATGGAGTTCTCCTTCCTCTTTCTAAAATCGATAAGTCAAAGATTGTTTATCGCAAATATGAGGCGCAGTCTCCAGATCTTTCTGATACGGCTCATCGGGAATGGGAAACTACTTTGGTTGCCCATCCAAAAATCTCTATTCTTGGAATGGAAGATCGCCTTTTAGACGATGATATTGTTGGTGTCTCTGAGGACGATGGATTGATTATGCATTTTGTTGGTACGGCTGAGTCTACAGTAGCTATTGATATGAATAATGGCAGAGTTATCAAAGAAGACGAGGCAGAGCTTTTAGAAGAAACGATGGACATACAGCTTCCTCGCTATACAGAATGGTGTTTTAGGTTGGGGACTGTGAAGCTCACCAATGGGCCAGAGTCAAGACGCAAGTTAGCTGAGACATACGAACGACAAAAGAACATGGAACAAGCGGAGATGTTCAATTCTATGGAGCAGTTTTTTGGTAAGCTTATGACTCGCTTGGATGATATGGGACAGGGTTCTACTGATCCTAGCAAGGTAGCTGTAAAAAATGGAGAGATCTTAGATGCTCAGTCTATAATGCAAGAGATGCTCAAGCAAAATTCTCCAGAGCAAATGAAAGCATTAATTGACCTAGGGACATCTGATGACATAGAGCCTCTTACCAAGCAAGAGCTTGCTGAAGAGCAAGAGATGCTGACGCAAGAAGAAGAAACAGTTCAAGAGTTAGAAGCCGAAGAAGCCAAAGTTAAATCCAAGAAAAAGTAGATAGAATGGCTACATTTAAAGATCTATATACGCATCTCAACTTGCTGGCATCTGAAGAAGATGGCGATGACTTCCAAGTGATGGCAAAGAGAGAGATCAATTTTACGTATAAAGAGATCCTTTCTGAAGGAGATAGCGATTTAGAGCGTAGGGAGTTTACCCTTACTACTGTTTCTGGTATTTCCAAATACGGGATGCCTATCTATGTATCGCAAGTCTTGAATATCGAAGACGATACAAATGACAGAGTCATTAGCTTGAAAGGGCCGCATGAGTTTGATAGGAATCGTGCAGGTCTTTCAGAGTCTGGCACTCCATTAAATGCTTATTGGTTTGGCGAGTATGGGGTGCAGAAGCAGCCCGTGACCGCAGGGGTCATCTCTGTAGTCTCTTCCTCTACCTCCGATGTCTCTGGAGGCAATTATAATATCATAGTGCATGGTATGTCTTCTGGTATAGACACCAGAGAGTCTATTGAATTCAATGGGACTACTGAGGTCGAGTCTACCAGTAGCTTCGATGCGGTATCTAATGGGATAGGCATCAGAAGGCTTGTGTTGACAAATGCCAGCAGTGCAGAATTTGCTGGGTATGTAACCGTAAAAGATGTTTCAGATAATACGCTATCTGTCATTCCTCCTTATTGGGGTAAGTCTCCTTCCTATCAGTGGTGGGAGTTCGACTATACACCAGATACGGCAATGACTTATGTGGTGCGTTGCTTGGCGCAGAAGCCTCCTCTTATAAACGATGATGATTGGCCAGAGATACCAGAGGAGTACCACGATCTTCTGGTATTAGGACCAGAAGCGATTTTATTGGCTGGCAAAGGCAAGGAGTCTGCTTCGGCGGCTTCAAGGCAGAAGTATCAGTTGAGAAAAGAGGCTTATCTGGGCAGAAAGCAACATAAAGGCGTAAGGTCAAGAGCTTTTAGAAATGTCTCTAACAGATATATTTCGCGTGGCAGTGGAGATAGGATACCAAGTGCGAGTGATTCATAATGGTAGCTCCTGTAAATAAAACTTCTCTGGAGAAAAGTCCTATCTATAGGCTTCGTGGCCTTAAAGATAGACTGGTATATCCTCATCCAGATCTTTCGCCAGAGAATTGCATAGTAATTTCAAATATTAATTTTTCAGAAAAGAATCTGTGTTCTTCTCGTAATGGCTACGAAAAATACAATACTACATTAATCCCATCATCAGAGCCGATGATGGGATTTGTAGAAGAAACTTTTGCTACGCATGGAGCAAAAAGGCTTTTCTGCACACCCGATAAGATATATACAGATGATGGATCGACGCGCACAGATATAACGGCAAGCGTGTCTCTTTCGGGAAGTAATGACGAATATTTTAAGTTAGACTTTGTTCAGGATACCATCGTAGGAACAAATGGCAAGGACAATTGCTTTAAGTGGGCTGGCACTGGCAATGCGGCTGTCTTTAGCTTTGCCAGTGACTCTACAGCTTTTACTGCTGCTGAAGGTCTTGTAGAGCATAATAATGCTTTAGTAGTGCTGGTACCTACTATTTCTTCTAGCAAAAAGCTAACGCGCATCCTCTGGTCTGATGTAAATACCAAGGATTTTACTGGAGATATTACGAGATATCCAGCAAATAATAGATATGAGGTTGGTGGAGAGAATAGTGCGCCTATTATTGGAGGTATAGATAATTGGGGTAAGCTCTGGATAGCTAAGTCAGATGGCATCTATCCCGGTAAATTAGAATATAATTCTGGGTATATAGAATACGTTCCTGATGAAGAGGTAGGTAATCTGAGAGGTTTTCATCCGGTATCTAAGACTTCTATGGTGGCAAGGCCAGAATTTATCTTTGGCATCGCCAGAGAGGGAGCTTATGCACTAACTCCAGATGGCAAATTTGCTATAGTAACTAAGGACATGGACTTCCAAGACACCTTTAACTTAGACCGCCTACAGTATTCTGTTGCTTCTATTAGAGAAAAAGAACATCAGGTGCGAGTGTTGATGTCGTCTGCTTCCAATACTACTGGCCATGATTTGATTCTATCTTGGGACTGGGAAAATGGAGATATCTCCATAGATAAGCATGAGACAACGAAGATGAGCTATGTCAGTCACTATTTCGATAGTGGCATAGAGTATGATCTACTGGCAGGGTATAGCAGTGGGTATATGTACAAATCTAATACTGGAACAGATGATGATGGATCTAGTATTCAGTGGGAGATAGAAACGGCACCCAATGACCTTGGCTTTCCCGGCATGGAAAAAACTATACACAATGTCGTCTTGTATTACAGAGATGTTGGAGATGGGCCGCAGTCTATAACTCTTCAGTTGATTCGTGATGAAGGCATACGAGGATCACGAATCAAGATCATGGAGCTTGGCACAGATCTACAGTATGACGAAGGACATACATATGACTCTGCCCTGCGCTATCCCGGTGGTGGCAATGACCGAAAGACATGGGGTTGTAATCGGACTGCATTGACGGCTGGCTTTAAGATCACAGGAACATCCACCGTAAGTTTAGTTGGGTACCAGATCTGGTATACCTTAGATGATACTTCTGCTAATACGGCAGCATAAGGACTAATAATGGCTACTGTAACCGTACCAACGACTTCAACATTGCCCGTTGCTGGTGGCGATATCATTGCTGCCCCTCTCAATGGATGGATTACTAATCTAAAGACTTTTGTTGAGGGTAATTATATAGATGAAAACAACGTAGATTATACGAACTCAGATGGCGTTATGGTCATGGGACAGGCTCAGACTATAACTGGACTGAAGACGTTTGAAAACACCTCTGCGGCGGCTGGAGGAGTACGGACTGCCGCTATCTTTGCAATTGATCCTTCTTCAGGAACACCTACAGATGGGGATGGCGTAGAGCTTCTTTTTAATGCTGATGACGATGAGGGCAACGTAGCTACCATTGGCGAGTTGGAAGTCATTATGACGGATACCGATAATGGCGATGAAGATTCAGAGATAAAGCTCAAAGCTCTCATAGCAGGGTCTGCGGCTGAGTTCATGGTAGCAGGAACTCCAGCAGATGGAGCAGGAAGGGTC